TAACACCGTTAACAGTTCCTATGGATCCAAGTAAAGAAGCTGTGGCACAATTTGCTAAGCAGAGTCAGCAAGGATTAGGCGCTATTGAGAAAGGTGCTTACGATGCTATGGTTAAGGCTAAAGGTAGAGAACTAGCTGCGATGCAGTTTAGGAACCAAGAGGCTGCTAGGTTAGGGACTATAGCACAGGGTAGTGGTAGAAGGTATTCTCAAATAGATGTACCAGAAAGAACGAAAGAATTGGCTACATTTTTTGGCCAATAAAAAATAAAATATAGAAATAAGCAAGACTTAAGGTTAGTAGTGTTAAACTACGGCTATCTAAACAACAAGGAACTACTATGACACGACTAAATATGTTATCGACTATCATCGCAACTGATACTAAACATGGCTATAGTAATGTGATTAGTAGTGCCTTCTGTGATCTTAATTTAAGAATACAGGAACCTACTCAATAGAGTAACTTCTTTTTCAAGGGGTTACTGAAAAGTAGCTTCCTTGAACCTCCAATTAAACTACTTTTCAAAATAACAAAACCAATCCGGACTTTAAGGGTTAATCGGTATATAAAATACAACTCTACCAATGGGGATATAGCTCAGATGGGAGAGCAACTGCCTTGCACGTAGTAGGTCCGCGGTTCGATCCCGCGTATCTCCACCAAATAAAACACATGCCGAATTAGCTCAGATGGCTAGAGCGCTGCTTTTGTAATGCGGAGGCCGCGGGTTCAAATCCTGCATTCGGCTCCATGGTTTATTACGTTAATGGTAAACGAGGTCCCTGCTAAGGACTGCTGGTGAAACAGTTATTGGTTCGAGTCCAATATAAACCTCCACGGAGAATTATCTATACTGGCGTATAGCTTGGTTTTGAAAGCCAAAGGAGGTGTAACAGCCTTGGAGATCGATACTTCATTTCTCCTCCATATTGACGTATCGCCTAATGGCATGGCACCAGTTTTTGGTACTGGCTTCTTAACGGATACTATAGGTTCGAGTCCTATTGCGTCATCCAATACACGGTTTGTTAGTTCAATGGTTAGAACACTAGATTGTCAATCTAGGGACAAGGGTTCAACTCCCTTACAGACCGCCATAAATAAATGTTCTGCTCAGTTGTGCGCTATTCGGTAGGCGACCTGACTGTTAATCAGATGTATGTTGGTTCGAGTCCAACCTGCTGAGCAGAGTATTTATACTCAAGGCTCCGGTAAGGAAATATAAGTGGGATTAACAATCCTACAAAGAGCAACGTTTTGCGGCTCTATAAATATAGGCGAATATGCGGGTGTAGCTCAGAGGCAGAGCACTGTCCTTCCAAGTCAGGTGTCGGGATTTCGAAATTCCTCACCCGCTCCAAAATAAAAAATAAAAAGGATTACTATGAAGTATCTAAAAATCATAGTCGTTGCTTAAACTAATAAACATAGGTTTAAGATGCGACTGTAAATAAAGAAATGTTTACGGTTGCATCGGTCACCTAACGGTTATGGTACCCGCCTTTTAAGCGGAAAAATGAGAGTTCAAATCTCTCTCGATGCACCAATTATTCTGAATTAGTTCAATGGTAGAGCTATCGGCCGATTACCGATAAACAAAGGTTCGATTCCTTTATTCAGGACCAATAATAAAATGGATGATCGTCGGAGCTGGAGAGCCGAGTTGGACTGTAACCCCAATGTTTTATCTGAATAGGTTCGAATCCTATATCATCCACCATATATGTCGCGGTCGGCTAACGGTTAGGCCACCATACTTTCAATTTGGCAATCGGAGTTCGATTCTCCGTCGCGATACCAATCATAGTCTAATAGCATAGTGGCTAATGCCCTCCGCTCATAACGGTACAGACCTAGGTTCAAATCCTAGTTAGACTACCATGCCTCCTGTCAGTGAAGAACGCTCATGGCTCATAACCAAGAGTAGCTACGTTTGAACCGTAGAGACGGCACCAATAATAAATGTGAATGTAGGATAGTGGTAATCCGCTTGGTTTGGGACCAAGAGGTCGGAAGTTCGATTCTTCCCATTCGCACCATAAGCTTGATTAACTCAACGGTAGAGTACTTCCCTTACAAGGAAGAGGTTGATAGTTCGAATCTATCATCAAGTACCATAATAAATGCGTAGGTGTTGGAACGGTATACATTCTGGCCTTAGACCCCAGAGCCTTCGGGATTGAGAGTTCGAATCTCTCCCTGCGCACCATGCCAAATAAGCTAATCAGGTGAAAGCGTTCGGTTGAAGCCCGGAAGAGCTAGGATCAATACCTAGATTTGGCACCATCTTCACGAAGCACAAATGGTCGTGCAACGGATTCCAAACCCGTAGGCTGTAGGTTCGATCCCTACCGTGTTGGCCATAAGCTCCTCTGATCCAATTGGTGAGAGGTATGGGACTTAAAATCCCATTGTTCTAGGTTCAAGTCCTAGGGGGAGTACCATAAAAATAAAAGGAAATATAATGCGAGATAAACATAACAGGAAGATTACACAATCTAAAAAGTCTTATAATAGAAAGAAATTAAAAAACATGTGGCAGTTCGCATAATGGAAATGCACTCGGTTGTGGTCCGAGCATGAGGAGTTCGATTCTCCCTGTCACCCCAAATGTCTGATTAGCAAAGTGAGAATGCGCTCGGTTGCAACCCTTGTATGAGTTGGTTTGATTCCAACATCAGACTCCAAATAAACGCCCTGTGTCCCTGCTAATCCCCTTCTAAGGGATTCCTTAAAGGTAGGAGGAGGTAGATGGTTCAATTCCATCACGGGGCTCCATATGCCCTTGCTGGTGAATCCAGACCCGAAGCTACGAACTTTGGAGAAAACGTTTGATTCGTTTCAGGGGCTCCATAAACAAAATACAACAAAAAGAGAAATATAAAATCAAATATTAGTGATAAAATGATAGTTATTCAAGTTTAGTTCAAGATTAGTGTGGTATACTTGTGTTTATAAAATAACACAAAGGTCTATAATGGAAAACGAAGTAAGCGAAAGAACGGTATGGGATAACCCAGTACCTATGATTGTAGTAGGAAGAACAACTACAGTATACTTAACAGATGGTATAGGCGCTCCATCAATGTACGACGAACTAATACATACATTAGGTAATGCGTTTGATGGTGATGAGTTTATCTTTATTATTAATAATGGCGGTGGAGTAGCTGATTCTGCATTCTCACTAATACATGCGATGAATGAAAGCAAAGCAATGATACACGGTAAGATTAGTGGTCTAGTCGCTAGTGCAGCAACAATTATTAGTATGGCATGTGACACGCTAGAAGTGGCACCATACAGCCAATTCATGATACATAATTACTTTCACGGTACTCAAGGGACAGGTAGCCAAGTAAAGGAATATGTAAACTTCACAGACAGAGAATTCACAAAAGCAGTTAAAGAACTATACATAGGGTTTCTTTCTGAGGCAGAAATGGTACAAGTAAGTAGTGACGATAAAGAGCTATGGTTCGGTGCAGAAGAAACTGAAGAGCGTTGGGCTAAGCACATCGCAGCAAGAGACTTTGGAGTGAACGATGAAGGTTAGTATAGATACCAACATACTGATAGACGACCCTAAGATAGTGTTTGACACTACTAGGGAGTTTGTTCTATCATTCACTGTTATACGCGAATTAGATAACTTGAAACGTAATCCAGATTTAAAAAGATCAGCACAGGCTGCTATTAAGAATATATGGGTTATGTTCAAAGATAATAATATTGAGATATTAAACATACCAGACTTATTAGGTGAATCTCCTGATGAAAAGATTATACAAGATACTAAAGATGCAAATGCTAGTATACTGAGTAATGATATAGCAGTTAGAATTATAGCTAAAGCGCACGGTGTGCCAGTGTCTATGTTTGAGGCTGAGTCTAATATAGATACTAACTATAAAGGATATGTAATAGTAGCAGGTGATCTTAACTATGAGCAAGACTTTGTACAGATTAAGCAGATGCAACTAGAAGAGTTTAATATACAATTTGATACAGACTTGAAAGAGAATATGTATTGTATAATTGACAGAGTAGTGGATAATAATGATATATGGGTAAACAAGTAAGGTGCTGTTACTAGAATATCACAAAGTCTAAAGCCTTACAAGGATGCTGGTGTATTAATAGCTCCTATGGATAGTGAGCAATGGTGTGCGTTACATGCTGTAAGTGATCCGGATATTCCACTTGTTGTAATAGATGGTGATTTAGGTACAGGTAAAACAATCATGGCACTAATGGGTGCACTATATGGAACTACAGGGCAGACTAGATTTAAGAAGTTTGAAAAGATAGTAGTATCTAAACCTCCAGTTAGTACTAACAAAGCTTTATATACAGGATTCAAGCCTGGTACCCGTGAAGAGAAGATGAGTGGACACTTAGGTGGACTTAAAAATAACCTAAAGTTCATGATGGACAAGAAGGGCGAGAAAGCTAAGATAGATAGAGAAGGTAACGTTACTGAGACTCCTGCTGGGCTTACTTGGGACGAGTACTTTGAAGTTGCGGAGATAGATGAAGCTCAGGGTGCAAGTATGCATGATACATGTTGGATAGTTGATGAATGGCAGCTATTAGATGAAGATGGAGCTAAACTTGTTATGAGTAGAATGGCAGAAGGTTCTAAGATGATACTTGTTGGAGATACAGCAGGTCAAACATACGGAATGAATAGAGCTAACGAAGGGTTTAAGCCATTATTTGAATGGTTTGGAAAAGACACAGTATTCAGTTACGTAAAACTAGAAACTATATACAGATCACCACTAGCAGAATTCGTTGCTAAAGTTTACGACTAGGAAGTAATATGGAAGAACAAGCAAAAGATATGGTAAATTACCCGCAACCAGAAGGTATTAAGATGGACAGAGAAACACTGCAATCTTATATGCCAAAAGGTTTCAATGGTAGGATAACAGATGAAGTGTTAGAAATGATTAACAATGTTGAACGTGACACAGGTATGAGTGAGGAATTGTTCAGTGAGCAGTTATGTTCGTATTCTCACCTTATTACAGGTGGTGCAGGAATTGAGAAACTAACTAATGCAATCAAGTATGTTAACTTACGTATGCTACCAAAGATGGGCAGCGCTAGGGCGTATAGAATAGTATTCCCTGGTAAGACAGTTGAGGTAGAGGGTAGAGGTGAAACTATAGATTCGTTTGCTTCCATGTACTCAAAGACAAAAATGGTAGTGGAGATACAGAAACTACTATTAGTGCCTGCGCATATATCTCATGCACCAATGCATAACTTAATGTTACAAAAGCTATTTGATTTAAGTAATGGTATTGGAGCTAAAGCTGACGATAGAGTTAGCCCAACAGTACAGATGAATGCAGCTACTGAATTGTTAAATGCAACTAAGATGCCAGAAGATAATACTATGGAACTTAAAATTGGACTTAGTGATAATGCAGTTAGTATACAGCAAGGTCTATTTGAACAACTTGCTGCAGTTACTAAGATACAGAAAGAACGTATAGAACGTGGTGAAGCAATTAGCTCGGTGCAGCGCATTGGTATATCTACTGATGATATTATTGATGTAGAGGCTGAGTAATGGCAGATATTATAGAAGATATAGGGTTAGACGACGATATTACAGGTGATGAATCTGTTCCCTACGAGAATTGGAAAGAATATGAATTAGCTGTAGAGGCAGGTACAGAGGCAGAGCCTTTGGTATACAAACCAATCAATAGACCAGGTAAGAAATATGAGTTTAATGTCGATAAAGCATTAGATAGTATAGATTTAACATTCGGTGGGTATAAGCCTAGCGAACAAGCTTTGGAATTCTTTAATATAATTAGGTTAGTATTAGGGGAAGAGCCAGAGGTTGAGAATAGTTTAATGCATTATTTCTTAGTTGACTTAGTATTTGGTAACATTGAACGACATCAATATCCATATAG